TGGGTGCACATATTGCAGGTGGTGGAGGAGCCTTATCATTAGGTTCTAGAGATAATGTAAGATGGGAAGTACAAAATGTAGACAATGCTAAAGGTACATTCTCGTTACTGGTTAGAAGAGGGGATGATAGCCACAACAATAAAGTAGTACTTGAAACATTTAATAACTTATCATTAGATCCTAATTCAAGTAATTATGTTGAAAGCGTAATTGGTACTCAATATAAAACTAAAGCTACTGACGGATCAAAGACATATATTAAAACTGTTGGAGACTATGTAAATAAATCAAATTATATTTACGTATCAGCAGTTAATTTACCTACAGTAGATTACTTATTAAACGATGGTACAACAGTAGGAAAAGATGCCGGTAATACTTCTTACTCAGCTTCTTTACCGATTGCTGAATCTGGATCATTCTATAATGCAGCAGGAGCAAATGCAGTAGCAAATGCTAACTACTTTAACACTATTGCAAATACTAACTCACAAGGTTTAACTTCTGGTAACTATACAGATGCTATTTCAATCTTAGATAATAAAGATGAATACATATTTAACGTACTATCTACACCAGGTTTAATTTACAAAAACGCAGATCAAGCAGGAGTATTAAATAGTGTTGTTACTTTAGCAGAATCTAGAGGAGACTGTATTGCAGTAGTAGATTTAGAAAACTACGGATCTACAGTTAATGGTTCTACTTCTACAGCTACGTCGTTAAATACGTCTTATGCAGCTTCTTACTGGCCTTGGGTACAAGTAGTATCCGCAACAGGAAGAAATATATGGGCACCTGCTTCAGTAGTAATTCCAGGAATATATGCATTTACCGATAATAGTTCAGCACCATGGTTCGCACCAGCTGGATTAGTTAGAGGAGGTATTGTAGGAGTTATACAAGCAGAGCAAAAATTAACAAGAGGTCAGAGAGACTTATTGTATGATGGAAAAATTAACCCAATTGCTACTTTCCCTGGACAGGGTATTGCAGTATTTGGTCAAAAGACTCTACAGACTAAAGCTTCTGCTTTAGACAGAGTAAACGTAAGAAGACTATTAATCCAACTTAAGAAATTCTTAGGTGATCAAGCTAGAAACTTAGTATTCGAACAAAATACTGTAGCAACTAGAAACAGATTCTTATCAGTGGTTAATCCTTACTTAGAATCAGTAGTACAAAGACAAGGTCTTTATGCTTTCAGAGTAGTAATGGACGACACTAATAATACAGCAGACGTTGTAGATAGAAATCAATTAGTAGGTCAAATATTTATTCAGCCAGCTAAAACGGCAGAATTCATAGTACTTGACTTCACAGTTGAACCTACTGGTGCAACATTTGCAGGATAAATTTAAAAACTAGATATTTATAATAAAGAATAAATAAAAATGGCAGTATTAGATCCTAACGAAATAATGTTTAAAGCTTTCGAACCGAAAGTACAAAACAGATTTGTAATGTATATCGACAGCATTCCTTCCTTTATGGTTAAGAATGTAAAAGCTCCTACCTTTACCGATAACATTGTCAAATTAGACCACATCAATTCATATAGAAAAATCAGAGGTAAGAGAGAATGGGACGATATGTCCATGACTCTTTACGATCCAGTAACTCCTTCTGGAGCTCAAGCTGTAATGGAATGGGCAAGATTAGGATACGAATCAGTAACTGGTAGAGCTGGTTATTCTGATTTCTATAAAAAGGATCTAACTCTAAATATATTAGGACCTGTTGGTGACATAGTAGGAGAATGGATCATCAAAGGAGCTATTTTAACAAACGGTGATTTTGGTCAGTATGACTGGACTTCTGATGAAGCAGTTGAGATCTCAATTACTGTAGCAATGGACTACTGCGTATTGAACTACTAAAAATTAAATACCTACCTGAACTTAAGACCCGGAATTTTTCCGGGTTTTTTGTTGTTTCTAAAATATTTTCTTCGTATATTTATATATATAACAAGTTATAATTGAATAAAATTTATGGAATCCAAATTTACAATACCTACAGAAGAGGTAGAATTACCTTCTAAAGGGTTACTTTACTCTAAAGATTCTCCACTAGCATCCGGTAAAATAGAAATGAAATACATGACTGCTAAAGAAGAGGATATTTTAACTAATCAAAACTATATACAGAGCGGTACAGTAATTGACAAACTATTAAAAGCATTAATCGTTAATAAAGATATCAATTTTGGCGATATTTTAATTGGGGATAAAAATGCAATTATGATTGCAGCTAGAATATTAGCATACGGTAAAGATTATAAGATAAGGTATAATGGAGAACAAATTGTAGTAGACTTATCTAAATTAGAAAATGACAAGTTAGACGAAGAAAAATTCCAAGAAGGGCTGAATTCTTTTAAGTTTGTACTACCGTCTACCGGTAATGAAGTTACTTACAGACTACTTACACATAAAGATGAAAAAAACATCGAAAGAGAAATAAGCGGTCTTAAAAAAATTAATAAAGATGCTTCACCAGAAGTTTCTACTAGAATGAAGTATATTATTACCTCTGTAAACGGTCTTACAGAACAAAAAGACGTAAGAGATTTTGTAGAAAATTACTTATTAGCAACAGATTCCAGAGCATTAAGAGCAGATTATACAAAAAATCAACCTAATGTTAATATGACATTTAAATACACCGATGAGGACGGCGTGGAGGAGGACGTCGATTTGCCCATTGGGCTCAACTTTTTTTGGCCTGACACCAGAGGATAAACTTAGAATATACAGTACTATACATGAAATAGTTTTCCATGGCAACGGTGGGTATAGTTGGACAGAAGTATATAATATGCCTATATGGCTCAGAAATTTTACCTTTAACAAATTAAAAGATTATTACGCAGAAAAAAAAGAAGCAGAAGACAAAGCAATTAAAAATGCAAATCGTCAAGCGTCTAAAATAAAAAAACCTGCTTATAGGACTAGGGCTTCTAACAAATAGAAGCCTTTCCTATTTATATAAAAAGATAAACTATCTATAGCAATGGCTGACGATAAAAACTTAGATCCTAAAAAAGTAAAAGAGGTAGCAGAAGAAACCAAATCTGCTGTATCACAGATTGAAAGATACTCTAAAGAAGCAGAAAGAGTAAATCAAGCTCTTGTCGGCATAGCAGGATTAATGCGTAAAACAGCCTCATCTTCTGAAGATTTTGGAGCTGAATTAAAAGGAGCAGGTAACCTAACTAAACAGGTAGCAAAACAAGCAGAAGAACTATCTAAATTTACTGCAGATGACCTCAAAGATAAAACTGCGACTAATAAGATATTAAAAAAACAAAAATTAGTAAAAGGTCAGCTACAAGCTATAGAGTCTAAAATTGCAGTTTTAAATGAAAAAGCTGCTAATGCAACAGAAAAGGAAGCTGACCTTATATATCAAACCCTAGAAAATCTAACCTCAGCAGCAGTGGAAGCTGAAACCCTGTTAGGTTCATTCGAGGAAATTGAGGATGTAAACGATAAGCTTAATAAAGATACCTCTTGGTTAGAGGGTATGGCAGATCTAGCCGATGACATACCTGTTATCGGTAAACTATTTGGTGACTTTAAAAAAGGAGCAGAAGAAGCTCGGAAAGCAGGAGCAGAAGGAGGAAGTGCTTTAGCAGCTGGAGGTACCGCAGTAGCCGGTGCTGTAGGTAAAATGGCAGCAGTCTTCTCTGGTGCTGTGTTTCTTAAGGCTATATACAAAACAAATCAAGATATAACTGATTTATCAAGAAATCTTAACCTAACAACAGATCAAGCAACTGCACTTGATAGAAAATTTAGAGAAGTAGGTATTGCTGTTAAAGGTATTAGCGGAGATGATCTTAGAAATGCTACGATGGCTATATCTAATGATTTAGGTGTTACAGCCGATCTTTCTACTAAATCAGGGATCGCTATAGCTGCTATGACTAAAAAATTAGGACTTTCAGCAGAACAAGCAGCTTCACTCGCTAGATTTTCAGCTACTTCTGGACAAAACATAGAAGATGTACAAAATAATATTATAGGTACAGTACAAGTACAGAACTTATCTAACAATACTGCTATAAGGTATCAAGATATAATGAAAGATATAGCAGGAGCATCCGCTGCAACAAGAATGTCCGTTCAGAATTTTCCCGGTGGTATAGCAAAAGCAGCCTACCAAGCAAGGAAACTTGGTCTTTCTTTTTCACAGATGGAAGGAATAGCAGATAGCCTGGTAGATTATGAAACTTCTATAGCTAACGAAATGGAAGCTGAACTACTTATAGGTCAAGATTTGGAACTTAGTGGAGCAAGACAAGCTGCTTTGAATAATGACTTGGTTGGAATGACTCAAGAATTAGCTAAGAACGGAATTACTGCAGCAAGATTCGGTGATATGAACCGAATCGAGCAGGAAGCTGTAGCTAAAGCAATGGGAATGTCTAGAGAAGAGATGGCGGGTATGTTTGAAAAGCAGAAAGCAATAGAAAAACTAGGTGGAGATCCATCAAAAACTATAGACGAAGCTGTAAGGAACAGGTATAAAGAAATACAAGCAATGGATGAAGGAGCTGAAAAAGAAGCAGCAATGGCAGATCTCCGTGCTACTGCAGGAGCAGAAGAAATAACAAGACAATTAGAGAATAAATCAGCGGCCGAAGCACAAAAAGAAGCTATGCAAGATATGACTGCTGCTGTAGGTGAATTAGCATTTGTTTTAAAACCTATAACAGCTATTTTCTCTAGAATATCAGAGTTAGCCGGCGAAACTTTTGGGTTTATTACTAAAATGGGAAGTAAACTTAAAGCAGTAGCAGCATTTGGAAGCGATTTCGCTAGACAGTTTGCACTCGCGGGTCGGTTTATAAAAAATGCTAAAACAACCGCAGGTGCATTACTTAAGTCTCTTGGAAGCGGTTTTAAATTTGCTGCTAAAGGAGGTATAAAGTCCGTACTTAAAAAGATTCCAATCTTAGGAGCATTAGTAGGAGCAGGAATGGCATACCAGAGGTTTAAAAAAGGTGATTATCTAGGAGGAGCTTTTGAAGTATTCTCTGGTATAGCATCAATATTTCCAGGTATAGGTACAGCCGTTTCAGTCGCTGCAGATGCTGCATTATTGGGAATGGATGCAAAAGGTATTACAGGTACCAACTCTGAATCAGCAAAAACTAGAAGAGCAGATCCTGATTCAATGGTATACACAGGAGCAGAAGCAAATGATTTTACTCTTAAAACTAACCCTAAGGATACGATTACAATGGCCGGAGGTACTAAATTAGGAGGTAATGTAGAGGCATTATTAGAAGAACTAATTGGTATAGTTAAAGGCGGTGGTCATGTATACCTAGATGGTAGTAAAGTCGGATCAACACTAGTATTAAATTCAAAACTAAGTAACTAACACTATTTATAATTAAAAACTAAAACTATGTCATTAATAAACAAACTTACAGACTCAGTATTAGGTTTAAAAGGATCTACACCTGATAAAAGAAAAGGAGCTGAAAAAACTTCTACTCTTCATTTTCAATCGTCTATCACTGATAAACCTGATATTTTAGCTGGTCAATCTGAATTAAGCTTGAAAGGTAAAAAACCTGCATCAAACTATTTAGATAATTTACCAGAAAAAGGAGTAAGAAGCAGAGCTATTGATCTTACTTCATAATACACTAATACTCTTTTAATGCCGTTAATAGATATAACTACTAATCTAAAGTCTTTAAGATACGGTGATTTTGGTGCAGAAGATCCTTTAATTACTAAAAGTATCTTAAACCCACCAGATTCATCTGGTATGTCTATGGAGCTTAATCGTCGAAAAGACGATTTACTAAGAATTACCAAATTAATGGGCACAGGTCCAGGTATTCAACATTTAGCGAACCAAGCTGCTTTAAACGTAGTAGAGCAATCTATTCAAACATTTAAATATAAAGACGGTGAAAGACAGTTCGGTAAGTCAAATTTTGGCCGTCAATTAGGTAGAGGGTTAGTTAATACTGCAACAGGTTTAGCATCAACACTAGCACAGGTACCAGTTAACGGTACAGGTACTCACTTTGTAGAGGGGTTCAGAGGTAAACAGGGGTATTTACCTTTAATACAAGGACACGTATTATCTAGAAATGGAGGAAAAATTAACATAGATACCTCTGCTAATATAGATGAAAAAGGTAATCTTATAGATGTTTCCGGTAGTGTATTTGAAACTTTCGGAGATTTAACTCAAGAAGGTGCTAAAGTAAGTGATTCTTTATTGAGATATTCTGTTTCACCTTTTGTACCTAAAGATGATAAAGGAAAACCAGTTCCTCTAGCGTACCATGCTCACCAACAAGTTATTTTAAATACTTCAGGATCTCAAGCAGAGTTAGGATTTGTGACACCAGTAAGTGGAGTAGGATCTGATGTAATAAACCTATCAAAAATACCTACTTTAAAATTAAATTCTAATCCTGATAAAATAGAGTTAGAAAATCTTTTTGATGAATCTCTTCAATCATCAGTATTTAATGGTGATTTAATTAAATTTTCTTTTACTACTATTATACCCCGTAAAGGCGAAGAAGATCAACCATCTCTAGTACCTTTATATTTCAGAGCTTATTTAGATAGTTTTGGAGATAAATATTCTGCCAGTTGGAATGCTTTTAAATATATTGGCCGAGCAGAAGATTTTTACTCGTATGAAGGTTTTAGTAGGAGTATAGATATATCTTTTAAAATAGCAGCAAATGGAGAAGGAGAATTAGACAGGTTGATAGAAAAATTAAACCTATTAGCAGGTTCTACAGCTCCTACCTATACACAAGATAGTTATATGAGAGGTAATTTTACCTCAGTTACTGTTGGAAATTACTTACAGAATCAAACAGGAGTAATTAATAGTGTTGACATATCATGGAACACAGACTACCAATGGGATATTGATAGAGAATTACCAATGATATTAGACGTTTCTATATCATTCACTCCTATACATTCATTTGCACCACAATACGGTAGCGGGTTTATAAATAAAGCAAATACACTATTCAAAGGTGCATCAAATACACAGACAAATGAATAGGTATAAAAGAATTAACATATTGAAAAATAATGAAAACACTTCTTATAGAAGAAATGTGCTTTTTCCATTAGTTCCTGCAAGATCTTCTGATATCTATGTAATTTCTACCGCAGGAGATAGGTTTGATACTTTAGCTTTAGAGTATTATGGAGACTCTTCACTATGGTGGATTATAGCAGGTATAAACAACGGTAAAAAAGACTCCTTAGCAGTAAAACCAGGAGTACAGTTGAGAATACCATCTTCTCCTCAAAGAATTATTGACGCTTATGAAGAGTTAAATAATGAAAGGTAATGGCAGACAAGTTATCAATACAAGTACCCATAAGGGATTCAGTACTCAAACAACTTAAACACAGACGGGATTTATTAATACGTACTGACGAGACTCCTTTATATGCATCAGAATTAATGCATAATAATAACAAAGGAGCATGGATTGCGTTAGCTTCCTCAGCTAATTCTAATTCTACTAATAAACTAGCGAGAGAAAACGTGTTGACAGGTGGAACTGGATTTTATACTATAGATAAAGACAAAAAATACAAACTTAACCAAAAAGAAGGGTTTATAGCAGACAGTAATATCAAAAGCAGCTATACTCAAAATTCAGCTATAGGTTTTCGTCCTATGATGGGCATTACTGATCTTACAATAGCTTCTAAATCTACGTACGGTGTATTACGACAAATTGAAATAGGTATAAAAGCCTGGTCACAAGAACAATTATCTATTTTAGAATCCATATACCTTAGACCTGGTTTTACTATGTTTGTAGAATTTGGTAATGCATCTTATATTGATGCAGATGGTGAATTAACATCTAAAACTGAAGCTTTACATTTAGAGTTTTTAAAAGGCACAGACCTAGATAAATTACAGGGACTAATTAAACTTAAAAGAGAACAATCAGGGTATAATTATGACGCAATGATAGGGAAGGTACAAAACTTTTCTTGGTCTTTTGCTAAAGATGGAAGTTATGATTGTTCATTAAAGTTAATTTCAAAAGGAGAGTTAGCTGAATCACTTTCTATACTTCAATATGATAAGAAACAGGAAATACCGGAAACTATTAAAGAATCTGGTAAAGACACTCCTAATGATTTACTTTTAGGAATGCTTATTGCATTAAACAATGTAAAGGGTCCCACTGGATTATCAAACTTTCAGCAAAAATTTGAGTTGAATAAAGACGACGGTAAGGCGTATTATAGTTACATACCTAACATTAAAGATGACTCAGATGAGCAAGATACGGAAGAAGGTGAAGTACAAACTGCTGCATCTAACTTTATACCTATATATAGCTTTTTAAGACTACTTAATACTAAATTTATTGAACCTACTCTCAAAGATAAAAATAATAAACCACAGTTGAGATTCAATGAAGATCCTACTGTTAGTAAATATAATTATTTTATTTCTAATATATCGAACGATCCATTTATATGTAGTGTACTTTATAATGATGGAGATAAAGGTAAATGTTTATATAGTCAAAAAGAATTATACGGAGGACAACCACCAAGAGAAGCACTTATCGGCGCTAAATATGAAAAGGCAGGATGGAAAGAAAAATTTAGGTATGATTCACCATACTTTATACTCATAAATGTTCAATGTCTAATAGATATTCAAAAATCCTTTATAGCACAGAAAAAACAAAATGCAGACTTAATAGTATCAGCATTTTCTTTTGTTAAAAAAATATTAGAGTTAGTTAACTCAGCTCTAGGAGGAATTTGCCATTTAGATTTAACTAAAGATGAAGACACAGATACATGGATTATAATCGATAGAAACTGTAATGAATCTATACCAACAAAAAAAGCAATTCCTACCTTAGATCTTGTCGGCCTTGGAAGTTTAGTACAGGATATTAAATTAGAAAGTAAACTTTCTAACTCATTAGCTTCTGCTATGGCAATTGCCGCTTCTGCTTTACCTGATGGAGAAGCACAAGAATCATTCCTTAAACTTAATTCCGGTATTACTGATAGATATACTGAAGTTAGTCAAGATAGTGCAACAAAAAAGCTATATAAAATAGAAAAGTTAGCAGAGGATAAAAAAGCAATAGAAGAAAATCAAAAAGTTATTTCTACAGCCTATAAAAAATATATTGTGGACAAGAATTTTACTCAAAGTAACTTTGACGGTATAACATCAGACCATAGAAATTATATGTCTTTTGAAAGGACTAATGAAAAAGTTAGAAAATCCGCAGGCGGAAAGACAAGAACATTTGACGGGTTAATACCTTTTGATTTATCTTTAACCTTAGATGGAATAACAGGGTTAAGACCAACTGATTGTTATACTGTAGGTAAAAATGTACTACCGGATAGATATATAGGGAAAGTAGGGTTTATTATAACTAACATTAATCATTCCATAGGAAATGATAATAGATGGATAACAGAATTATCTTCAAAAATGTTTATGCTACCTGATAATCAACCGGTAGATACAGAATTACTTTTAGAAGAAGTTGAAACATTTATCCCTCCAGCTATTGATTCCAGTAAAATACAGCTGAATGTTAAAGGAGTATATGGGGAACCTGGTGTGTGGAGCAACCTTGAAAGACTTACCGTTCCAGAAGGGTTTAACTTAACATACGGTGGGAAGAAACAAGATTCTATTATGATACATAAAGATGTTAAAGCTAACTTGAATAATGCAATGATAGAAACTTTAAAGCATTATGGAAAAGATAAATTAAAAGATTTAAGGATAAATATTTATAATGGAGCTTACAACAATAGAAATAAAAGAGGTGGTGTAACAAAGAGTATGCATGCCTGGGGTATTGCTTTAGATTTTGATGCTTCTAATAATAAGTTAAGGTGGAAAAGAGACAAAGCATCTTTTGCAAAACCTGAATATATAAAGTTTTTAGAAATATTTAAAAAATACGGATTCTATAATTTAGGAACAGAAAAAAATTATGATTACATGCATTTCCAAGCATGGGATCCTAATCAAAAAGAATAATTATGTGGGTACCTAAAATGAAATTTTTATCGGGTCTATTTGCATTACTAGGACAATTCCGATTACCTGACGGAACGTTCTACGAAGGTCCTATGCATAAAGATGAATTAGGTCGATTTAAGACCGGTGCTGCTCCTTCTATAGATTCACTACAGCTTATAGAAGATCCTGATGAAATAACAGATGAGCAAATACTTGAGCAAGAATTTTTTAGTTCTATAGAAAATCTCCCCACTCCTAGTGACTATAAAACTGGTTTTATGAAGAGGTATTTTTTAAAGGATACTATAACTAATAAAATTATAGAAGTAAATCGAAATTTTTATAGAAAAGATAGGAAAGCTAAAGAATTGTATATACAAAAACTGATTATTAAATGGGTAATAACTAAACCTGTTAAAGATATATTTAATCAAGGGTATGTTTTTGAAGGAGCTGCTACTAGAAATAAAAAAGCAGTAATGAAAGCTAATTTAGAAATGAAAGGTATTATAGACTATATTAGCGATTATGCAAAATTTGCTAGTGTACAATCAGATGTAGAAGGATTTAAATTTGAAGAATTACCTCCAAAAGAACAGACTCGTATAATAAGACAAACATCTTCTAATCTTAGAACTAAACCTAAACCTGACAAAGGAAATTTAAGAGATGGAGGTGGTTTAGTTTATAATAATAACCCTACTACCTCATCTTTACCTACTCCTAATATACCTTCTAGCAGTGGAGGTTCCAGCGGTGGCGGTGGCGGAGGTGGCTCATTTGGGTTCAATAACAATGACTTTGGAGAAGGAGTCGAAGGAGGTGTTGGAGGAAATAGCAACACTAATCAAAATATATCGCAGTATTAGTTGCTTCTATAAATCTTTTTTACTATATTAAATAAAAAGGTTTTGTAAGTGTTTTATATAGTAGAGGAAGAATCCAAATTAGTTAATCTTGAAAACTTAGTTAGACTAGGGTGTTATGTTGATGTAATACCTACTCATGATTTATACCATCCTCAACTTACAACACCAATTGCAGTATACATAAGATTACTAAAATCAGACCATGGATTTATAATTCCTATAGATCACGATGAAGGTCTTAATGTAGATAAACAACGTATCTACCAAATTTTATCTAAAGCGAGTAAACTATATACATTAGATAAGAAGAAGTTGCTCTATTACTTCAATTTACAGGAAGCCATAGATGTTTCATTACTATATAGCATGGTGACTTATGATAAATTAGATATAAATCATAGCAATTCAGCAATCAATTATTTTTACAACAAATTTAGGAGTATTTCTTATGTTAATAAATTAATTCCTATATCTAAATTATATGAATCATATGAAAAAGTTTATGATGAAATTAAACATGTTATAGAATTTGATATTCCTGATGGTTTTGATTTCTACAACAAGACTGCAACTAACGTATTCTACCTTTTAGAACAACACGGTATAGGTATCTATTATGAACCTTTCGTAGAGACGTTCTCTCCAAGGGATCCACTGTATAATATTAAAGATAATAAAGTACTAACCTCATATAATTTATATAATGCTACATCTAGACCCACTAATTCTTATAATAGTATTAATTTCGCTGCTATTCCTCATACGGAGAAGCATCGCAAAACCTTCAGGCCGCAAAACGACTACTTTGTTGAGTTTGATTTTGACGGGTATCACTTGCGTTTACTTTCTGAGCAAATTGATTATAAACTTACCAGCGCATCTGCTCATAAGCAATTAGCAAAATTATACTTCGGTAAAGATGAGATTACAGATGAGGAATATACTAAAGCAAAACAGATTAACTTTCAGGCTATATACGGTAAAATACCTGAAGAACATAAAGATTTAAAAATATTTAAAGACATACAAGAATATATTGATAATATGTGGACTATGTTTAACGATGAAGGATTTGTTTGTAATCCACAATCAGGTAAACCGTTCACAAAAGAGTTAAAAGAGATGCATCCAGCTAAGTTAATGAATTATATGATGCAATCGTTGGAAACTTCAAATAATATTCTTATATTAAAAGAAGTACTACGCTACTTAAGAGGTAAAAAGACTAAAATAGCGGTGTATACATACGATGCCATACTTTTTGATTTTCATAAAGACGATGGTAAAGAGACTTTAGAAGGTATTAAGGAAATTTTAGAATTAGACGAAAAATACCCGGTAAAGTTTAAGTTTAGTAAAAGTTTAGTTTTGTAGAACAGAATCATATTTATAAAAGAATGCAATCAGTTACAGATTTTTCCGTCGAGTACGATTTCGACGAAGTATATTTAAACGAAGATATGAGTAATAAACTGTTCTGTACGTTTTCTACCGAGGAAGGATTAGAAGACGTATTATCCTCTATTCAAGAGAAGTACAGAATTATATACAATAAAATCTTTGTTCTTTATTCAAAGAGCCAAGATGAGTATATATGTACGTACAATGTAGATTTTGGAAATGTTTCAACATTTTTAGATAATACTATTCTTGTACATAGAAAAAAAGAGACTAACACTCTCTACACTATTAATGCTTTAAATACGTTAATTAAAGAAATTAACGGAGGTGTACTCGATACATCTTATAGAGTCAATTGGTCTGATTACAGGAATTGCATTCTTCTCACCAAAGGCCCTGAGCTAAAAAGAGTAAATACTAAACTTTATAAGATAATAGAGTTGGAGAACTGAAAATAAGTTCTTATATTAGTATAATAAGTTATAAATTAAAATTAGTTATATGGATTTAAATGCGATCAAGGCTAAGCTCGATGCCTTAAACAACAACGGTCAGCAAAGAGAAAAAACTGACTATTCCACTATTTTTTGGAAACCTGAACTAGGAAAGCAAACAGTACGTATTGTACCATCTGCTTTCGATCCTGCTTTTCCTTTTAAGGAGTTAAAGTTTCACTACGGTATTGGTAAATACCCTATGGTTGCTTTATCTAACTTCGGTAAGCAAGATCCAATCGAAGAGTTTGTAAAAGAACTTAGAAAAACGAATGATAAAGATAACTGGTCTTTATCTGGTAAAATCAACCCAAAGACAAGAATCTTTGCACCAGTAATCGTTAGAGGAGAGGAGGACAAAGGAGTACGGCTATGGGGATTCGGAGTAACTATCTATAAATCCTTACTTGCTTTAGCAGAAGATGAAGATGTAGGTGACTTCACCGATGTAATCAACGGTTGGGATATGGTAGTAGAACAAAGACAAGGTAACCCTTACCCGGAAACTACTGTTAGAATTAAACCTAAGCAAACACCTTTATCAGACAATAATGATTTAGTTGATAAATGGTTAAAAACTCAACCTAATCCTGTAGAAGTACATACAGAATACGATTACGATTTTATTAAGAAGCAACTTCAAAACTACTTAAACCCAGGATCAGCTGAGGAGAATACTCCAGCAGCAGGTGCTGAAACTACGCCAGAAAGCTCTAGTCCTCAAAAAACTGACTTTACTTTAGAAACAGCTACCGCTGGCAATAAAGATACAGTTAGTAAATTTGATGACCTATTTAACGAGTAAAAATGGCAAAAAAGAAAGAAGAAGTACAAGCAAGAGCGACCGCGTCTGTACGTAAGTCGTTTAATTTAGGGAATTTTAAAAAGAAAAAAGGTTTCTCCAACGCTTCTGTTAAGTTCAAGGAGCAAGGTTGGATACCACTTTCAAAAGCCTTTCAAGATATAACTTCCTTACCCGGTATTCCAACCGGACATATCACTCTATTGCGTGGACATAGTGATACGGGCAAAACAACTGCCCTTATAGAAGCAGCAGTCAATGCCCAGAAACTGGGTATACTGCCTGTTTTTATCATAACTGAGATGAAGTGGTCTTGGGAACATGCAAAAGAGATGGGACTACAGATAGAAGAAGTAAAAGATGATAACGGTAATATAACAGATTACGAAGGACATTTTTTATATGCTGATAGAGGAATTTTAAATACTATAGAAGATGTAGCAGTTTATATTGCAGATCTTATGGACGAACAAGCTAAAGGTAATTTACCTTTTGATATGTGTTTCTTCTGGGATAGTATTGGATCAGTACCTTGTGATTTATCTGTAAGATCTAATAAGAACAATAACGAATGGAATGCAGGAGCGATGTCCACTCAATTTGGTAATAATCTTAATCAAAAGATTCTATTATCTAGAAAAGAGAACTCACCCTATACTAATACGTTAGTTGCTATCAATAAAGTCTGGACTATGAAACCAGAATCACCTATGGGTATGCCTAAACTTCAAAATAAAGGAGGTATGTCTATGTGGTATGATGCAACATTAGTTATCACATTCGGTAATATTACTAACCCAGGTACATCTAAAATTAAAGCTATCAAAAATGGTATGCAAGTCGAATTTGCTAAACGTACAAACGTTCAAGTAGAGAAGAATCATATCGGAGGAGTTCAATCTAGAGGTAGAATTGTAATGACTCAACACGGTTTTATAGAAGATGATAAAAGAGCTATCGATAAGTATAAAGATGCTCATAAAGACCATTGGTTAAAGTTAGTTGGTTCTATAGATTTTGATCTAATCGAAGAAGGTGATTTAGAAGAGACTCCAATTTCACCTAATTTGTTAGATTAATGGCGTACGACGAAATCCTAAAAAACTTAAAGCAGACCCCACCCCGAGAGTTGAATGATCACATTCTGGTCATTGATGCTATGAATATGTTAATTCGTAGTTTCTCTCTACTCAAGGCGATGAACCCATCAGGCGCGCATATCGGAGGCCTGGTGGGCTTTCTTCGCTCACTAGGATACGTTACACGTATTTTTG